GTGTTTGTTTATAAATCGATACATAACTGTCTGAGTGTTGCTTCTCAGCTGGGCGTTAAATCCCTTACAACCCTTATCAATCCATCTGCATAGAAGAACATAAGACAAAAGCCTAGAGCCATGCTGATGAGGCTTGCGTTGACGTTGTGTTTAGCTATTGCTGCCTCTATTAATTCAACAACTTCCTCTTTGTTTGTTGGCGTGTTCATAGGTCTCGTTAATCAAAGTCTACTAGGGTTAATTCTTCTCTTAAGTCTGGATCTACTATCCACTCTTCCTCAATTGCTAGCACGTTGTAGATAGTTTCTCTTGCTATTGGATCTTTATCCAGGTCAGCATTCAAGGGAACAGTGCTTAGTAATCGCTCCATTCTGTCGTAGGTCTTGGCTAGTGTGACCGCGATGATGTCCCTGTATCTGTCACGTTTGTACTTGTTCTTATATCTCATGATTAGTAGGTGATTATATTTTCGCGACAGATGTGCATACATATTCATGCAGATCACACCTGAAAAATGCGCGGATATTCTCAATAAAAGAGTGATAATGAGAATCAATAAGGGTTCACTGGTTGTTAGATCCAGTGAGAATGTAGGCTATGACTAGGATATTTGGTAGTTCCAGGCAAAATCTAGACCCCCCCCTCCCCCATTCTCAAATAATCGGGGGGCTATGGGGGGAATTTTTCCAGCCCCGAAAGACGTTTAGGGTACAGAAATTTATAATAAAATACTCTCAACAATCATCTCACAGACACTGTTTAGACTGCTTAGATAATGTGTAATGTATAACAGCTCATGGGTGGGGAG